GGATGTTATAGAGGAGAGGCAAAACGCTATATTTGTTTTAAGGACCGAGCCAGACAATAACAGTATAGAGTTGTCAATAGTTGACAAGACACTACAAGCCAGCAAGCCTACACGGGTCCGCATGCTCTGCAAATGGTTTGACGACTCTTTTGTAGCATTAAGCGCAAGCAGTGCCAAGCGTTACCAGCGTTACCTTTTTTACTACCGCATTTATGTTAAAAACTCTGGCGGTACTACTTCACAATACAGCCCAATTACAAACGCTTATAATACAGTAGCTACGCCCGTTTGGCAGACTCAAGAGTTAACAGTTACTAACGCGCGTAATAGTTGGAATACTCATGTATTAGACTTCGTAATGCCAGAAGTTCCTGCTGGCTATACGCGTTTATTTGTTGACTATTACATAGAGGCTGAGCAAGGTTTCTTTGTAGCGCCTAACAACTGGGCCGCTAACACTACTAACCAGATTAACTTCTGGGGTACTATTACAGCAGCGCAGCCTTATGGCTCAATAGAAAATCCCGACTTTGCCCACACTACCAAGCAGACTGTAAGCGTAACGGGCGCTAGTGGTAACAGCCAACTTATAGAACTTGAGCCCGCCTACTATGACGACGAGGGCCCGTTCGGCTTCGGCTCTATTTATGTTTACAACGGCTCTACTTTTGTTTTAAGTTCTAACTGGTTTAGCGGTTATGCCAGTGCAATAAGCGCGGACCTAGGCACAATTCTCGGCCGTCGTATTGGGGGCATGTATAATAAATTTGTGCCAGTTGTGCAGGGTACATGGCATGACGCTGGAACTTTAAGCGCTATTAAGTCGCTTAACTTTGACTCTACAAAATGGCTATTTAACGGAGGCACATTTTACCCACGCTCGGAAAGTTGGCAGGGCGAATGGCTAGGGCTTGCACCTGACTACACGCTAGCAACTGGAGGCGGTAGCGAAGAATATAACCCTAGGACTGGAGAGCGCACTATTCGCGAGCGACTCAATTACCATGAGTTTGCAATTACAAAACTTAACCTAGAAACTAGCGCTATACCAGACAGACTAGTAGAGCATTTAGTTAACTACTCGGACGGGGCACCGACTACACAGCCAACGCTAAACACACGCTGGGAAGTAATGCTGGAATACAAAGACAGCACCGAGGTTTTAGACTGGCATATACAAGAGCATAACGCCTCAGTGGTTTACACCAACGGCACCCATACAATTACAAACGGCTACGAGTTAATTATTTGTAACAGCACGGACGGCAATGTAGTAGTTAACCTACCCAATGCCACAGAAAGCAAGGGTAAAAAATACTACTTTATTAAGACGGCTAACGCGCATGTAGTAACTATTGACGGCGGGGCCTATAACATTAACGGCGCCAGCGCTACAACTATTAACCAACTCTACGGCAGCAAAACAATTATAAGCAATGGCTCCCAGTGGTATATTATTGCAGAGGTTTAATTTGTTAACGACTTGCGTTTAATGTGTTTGTAAATTGCAGGCACTATGGCACAAGCAAGCGCAGACATTATCGCAGGCTCGCAGGGTTTTAAATACCACGCGGCTGCGACAGTTACCTCAGTTAGTTATGACGCAGTTGTACCTACCGAGGACACCGTTTTTACTTCCTTTACAGTTACTCAAGAGAATGGCACCGCCACCAATGTGCTGAGCGCAAGGGGTATGTCAGGAGTTACTTTTCAACAAGGCGCCTATTTGCCAGCAGGTAAGGGCAATAAAATTACTGGCTTTGTAATTAGCAGCGGCTCTGTAATTGGTTATTAAAAAATGCTAGTAACTCAAAACCTCGGAATTGGCACGCGAGGTGCAGCTTATAAAGGTCAGGGCTGGGCTCTGGTTAAGTTGTATAAAGCGCGTGTAACTGCAGACGGTGGCTATTACGAAGGCATCGGCTGCTTACTTCGAAAACTTAACAACTTATAAAAATGAGCGATTTATTAAATAAGGCCAGTTTGGTAATGGTGCCCTCTGGATACAAAGAGGACACGGTATATTCAGTAGTGCCTAGCGACGGAAGCGGCGATTTGTCTTTCACCCGTGCATCCAACGGAACGCGCATAAATAGCGCGGGATTGGTTGAGGTTTGCCCGTGGAATTTGTTAGGTTATTCAGAAGAGTTTAACAATGCTTATTGGATAAAAGACAGTTCAACAATAACTGCAAATGATGCGATTGCACCGAACGGAACAACAACAGCGGATAAATTCACCACTACAAGCACAACTGCTGAATGTCAAGTTAGAGCGTCAAATTTTTCTATTTTGTCAAATGTGGGAATACCTTTTACTACAAGCGTTTACGCAAAAAAAGGAACTGCAAATTTTTTAAGGATTAGAAATTTATTTTCATCCGTTACAGTTGTAGAACGGAATGGATGGTTCAATTTGAATACTGGTACATTGGGAACGATTGATTCAGGTCAAACGGGAACAATTACCGATGTCGGGAATGGTTGGTATCGTTGTACTTTGACGGGCTTAGTTGGTGCAAGTGGTAACGCAAATTTGGTAGACATTGGATTTACAAATACCGATAACACATATTTCCCAACTACAAGCGTAAATGGGTATTTATGGGGCGCACAACTAAACATTGGCTCAACCGCCAAACCCTATTTCCCAACTACCGACCGCCTAAATGTTCCACGCCTTACCTACCAAAATGGGGGCGGGGGCTGTCCGAGTTTGTTGTTGGAGAAGCAGAGTACGAATGTTGTTCTAAATAGTGAAGATTTTAGTAATGCAAGTTGGTTAACAAGTAATGTTACATTAACCGCAAATCAAACAACTTCGCCCGATGGAACACAAAATGCCGACAGTTTAATTCCTAATACAACAAATACGACCATTCATAGAATTTTTGAAAGTGCAATCAATTCAATTGCAACTGCAAGTTATTCTATTTTTGTCAAACCAAATGGCTATTATAGGGTAGCATTGCGAGAGTGTGAAACAACGGGCTCTTCAATTGGATTTGATTTGCTTAATGAAACAATTATTACTACATATTCAACGGGCGGATGCACTGCGAGTGGTGGTAAAATTGAAAATATGGGCAATGGATGGTATCGCATCAGTGGTATTTTTTCTTTTGCATCTGCAACAAGTCAAAGGTTAGGATTGTATGTTGTTTCGTCAAGTTGGACATCGGGAGACCCTGAAAGTGTAAGTTGGGCGGGAAATGGCACAAGCGGAGTTTATTTATACGGCGCACAGATGGAAGCATCATCTTACCCCACATCCTACATCCCCACCACATCATCAAGCGCAACAAGGGTGGCGGATGCTTGTAGCAAAACGGGTATTAGTAGTTTGATAGGGCAGACGCAAGGGGCATTTTTTATTGATGTTGATTTGAAAAGTCGGTTGAGTTATAGTTACTTTTTGATAAATAACTCAACTTCAAATTATATTGGCGTTCAATTTGCTACAACTACTATTCAATTGGAAGTGGTAAATACTTCAGTATTGCAATCTGCTATTACCTTAAGCAATTCCGCAACGGGAAGATTCAAAATTGCGGGGGCGTATGCCAATAACGATTTTGTATTATACATAAATGGCACACAAGTAGGCACAGGCACAAGCGGAAGTGTACCCGCCACAAACCAAGTGGATTTGTACTACAACGCAACCAATACAATTCAATACAATGAAGTTGTATTATTCAAAACCCGCCTAACAAATGCAGAACTTCAAGCCCTAACCGCTTAATACAATGAAACAATTTTTAAAATTCGAGTTCACCCCCACCGAATGGGCAACCCTTCGCAAACTTATAGAACAAACCACACTAACTCCAACGGGTGAAGAAGTCACCCATTGGGTTGATTGTGCAGTTGTTGAGTTGGGATTTTTACCAATTACCCCCGCAGTTTATGACGGGATGGAATTGAAAACCCCCGCAGTTTTAAGCGAAAAATGGGCGGTAGACATTTTGTTTTATTCAGAACCACCCGCAGAGTTTACCCCGTTTGAGGTTTGGCCACCGCCGATGGGAATACATACTTTCAGCGGTGATGACAGCCTATATTTAAAAGGCTACTGCGCCAAGTTTCCCGAGTCGGATTATTGCAAACTACCTGAGGCT